AATGGGTGGCATTAACAAACAACGTATTAAGGATGGGTTTTTAACCGATGAGGAAGAAATGGCTTATCAGAGAACGTTGATTTTTGAGACGATTACTGCGATAAAAAACATTTTTGTTGAGTTAGGTGAGGAGTAACAAAATGAACGATTTTTATAGATTTATAGGCAAAGATAGTTTAGGTTATATAAACGGAAATGTTTACCAGCTCAGACAATGGACAGCTAACTATAAAGGCAAACCACATCATTGGATTTCACTTCCAGGTGGTATGCAGAAATGTCCTTATAGTTCGATAGATAAATTTAATGAAAATTGGTTATCTGTAAATGTTGAACCTCCAATAAATCCTAAGCCATTAATGCCATCATCAGACCGTCTGATGTCATACGGCAATTACTCACCTATTAGACATGAAAGAAAACCTATTAATCCATATATGAAATTGCTAAAAGATTTGATAGAAATTGCTAAAAGATTTGATACATAGAGTTAGGTGAGGAGTAACTAGATGAAAGAACAACAAACATGGATATTAAAACCAGGGCATGAAATATTAAATGGTAAAGATAATGATTACGAATGGACTGCATTAGTAAAACCTGGTGAGGATGTTACTACAGGGTTCTGTTCAACTATAAGCACAACTATTTGGGAGAAGCATTTTATGCCTTTGAGCGTGTCTGGGCTTACAAGACAAGTAGAAGAATCCTTGACGTTTTTATGTCAATATGCTTACGATGCTGGATATACGATAGGAAACGATAGAACAGTCACAGGTAAAGATGTAGACCTGAGTGTTAAGGCAACAGCTCTAGAGATTGTGGGTTTGTTGTTAAACCAAGAAGGAGAAACAAAGAAATGAAAATTATAGAAGGCAATAAATATAAATGCTTATGCACAGTCGTAGGTTATGGTGGCAATGTCAATAAGGATGGCGTACTTGAAGTTTTAGATGCACAGTTTGACTCTACGTTTCAGTCATTCATTTTGTTAGGAACAACTACAGAAACTAGCGGGGACACTTGGACAATTCCCTTAGATATATTTCAAAGCTGTTTTGAGCCTGTTGAGTTAGGTGGGAGTAACTAAATGAAAGAACACAAATATGACTGGGATAAACTTTTTTAAAGTTTTCTATTGACAGATTGTTAAAAGGTTATTTTGTAGTTGTTCCTGGCTCGTATTGCTTCTTCGATTGTTTTGTAGTTCCCTAGGTGTATTCGTTTTTTGTTTATTGTTATGCGGGCTGTCCAGCGTTGATCTTTTTTGTTCCACACTACGCCTTTGTGGCCACTTGTGTTTCGGGTTGGGGTTTTGGAGTTGAGTGCGTTTTTTGATTTGTTTGATGCTCTTAGGTTTTCGCGACGGTTGTCTAGTTTGTTTTGGTTGATATGATCGATGAGTGTTTCTGGGCCTGTGTTTGTTATTAGTTTATGGAGGCTGATTAGTTTTCCGTCTATGAGTGCTTTGGCGTAGGTGTTGTTGTACCATGTGTATTGTTCTAAATATATGTATTCGGGGTCGATGATTGCGAATCCTTGTTTGCCGTCTGGGCCGAGGGGGAGTAGTGCGTGATCTTTGATTATGATTGCTTTCATAGGTTATATTATATTCGACAAGGTAGGTTTTGTAAAGAAAAAGTTTAAGAAAGTCCTTTACAAATACTATTTACATGTTACCCTATTGACATGAGCCTAAGATAGAAGGTAGGTCGGGGAGGAATCTTTTCAGTAAGAACTATAAAGTTCTTCAGAAAACATTCTGGTTATTTTTCTTTATCTAGAGTTATAATAAGATGTTTCTTCGAAAATCTCATTATATGTTACTACTTGTTCTATTACACTCTGTTGTATAACACTAATTGGGAAGTAACCTAACGATATACGAAACGTCTATCCCTGTTTTGGATAGATACTCATAAAAAAAGTGTGTTATCTTGTGGTATATTGTATGTCACGCTGTGTGGTATTATTATAATAATATCTAAAGTTACTTGCATAAATGACGATAGTAAGATATAATGATATTAAGAAGTTAAACGAGGAGAAAACAAATGAGAGATAATAAACGAATATATATTTCAATTTTAGGTGTGGTTGCAACTACATTGGTGGTTGTGATGTTGGCTGGTGTTACTAGTTATCGTGTGCCTAGTAGAGATGATAGGTTATCTGGTACACAAGAGAGAATAGAGGTTAACAAATGAAATATATCCTTACAGTCGGAAGTAATATCCGAATACCATTAGACGCAATAGAGTCTAAGCGTATTGTCCAAGTACCCTACATAGGTGACAGGACTAGACCTAAACACCTAATCACTTACAAGGGTGTAGAGTATGAAGTAGCTAGATCAAGTTACAGTAAGATATACCACGTATAAACCAAAAAAACTAAAGAGAGGTAAACAAATGATAAGCACAACAAATAAACAGAATCCAGGCTTAGGCCGAATGATAGAATCTAGCCTAATGGCATGTATGCCTAAACCAGGTGACCCGATAAACATAGAGGGTATATATTATAGTGGTAAGAATGTAATCTTATTACTTACAGCACAAGCGGTCAAAGGGTATAGCTCTAATATATGGGGGGGGTTCATATCACTCAAAGCTAAGGGTTATCAAGTCCGCAAAGGTGAGAGGGCAACGCCAATAGTATTCTATAAGTCCAACGATGATGACGGTGAGAGAGTATATAGGACACTAAACGTATTCAACATAGAGCAATGCGACAAAATCGAAGAAGTAACAGCCAACTAAATAAATAAACTAAAGAGAGGTAAACACTAATGAGAATCAACTACTACAATGATATGACTTTTCAACCAGTCAACAGCCCACAAGATGACTCGATTGACTACTACAATTATGAACTAACCTACTATGCCGAGTGCATCAGCTCAATTAACCACAGTAGCCTAGACGATGCACGACGCTTGGTACTTGAGGCCGTTGGCCTATACGACATAGAGGTGCATATAGCCGGGCAAATGATACTCGACCAACTCAGAGAGGTAGCATAATGAACACAATACAAAGCGGATATAAGCTAACAGCCAACAAAGCACAAGCTAAGGTAGATGCTATTAGAGATAACCCAGTAATGCAACAGATACTAGCCGACTCATTCGGCGGCATAATGTACAACACAGCAAACCAACACAAATACAACACAACCAACCTACTAGCACAATGGGACAAGCTCACACCAACAGAGCAAGACCTAGCTGGTGGCATAATCAAGGGTGCTATCAACTTCATCCAAGACCAAGACTAATCAACACAACTAAAGAGAGGTAAACAACACAATGAGCGAACATACACAACTAACATCAACCATCGAACTAGTAAACCCAGACTATAAAGGCTATCGCATAGAACGACACGCAAGCCAAGGCGAATACGAGTGGTGCGCATATGCCCTAGACGGCACTTCGGACTTAGAGGGATTCGGATTCCCCGGCGAACTCAAAGCCGCAATAGATGACGAGGTGGCATAATGAACTACCGAAATAGAAACATAGTCAAAGTATTCGTGAGAGTAGAAGTCTATGAAGTAGGCGAAGAATACGAAACTCAAACAAAACAACTATTAGACAACGAAGTGCATTTCGCGGGCTACACCCATAAAACACAAGACGCTAAACAAATGGACATTATTCTTAACAATAAACTGTATTACATCGATGGTGGTTATCAATCGTTAGACGACACAAAGCAAGCAATCGACCAAGGGGCAATCTAATGATAATGGCACTAAGAAGCAGAACAACAGAAGAACTACAAGAAGCATACGAAGCGTTTAGAGTGACACTAACATTCGTAGGAACAGGACTAATCCGTACAGGCATAGAATCCTATAAGCTAGACATAGCAAGAGAGCTAGACGCTAGAGGCATAACGACAGCAATGACAAGAGAGGCAAACAAATGAGCAACAGTAAGAATATGGACTATATACCCATAATGGACACCAAGAGCGTTAAAGCAAGGCAAGAAGTCAGAGGCAAAATCAAAGACCATGCAATCAAACTCAACGAAACCAAATACACTACATTCCCTTGGATCACAGTAGCGCACTGGTTCAAACTACAAACCAGCGAACTAGCCTATGACACAGACGGTGAACTAATCCTAGACGCAACAGGTAGAGCAACATTCAGAGCACGACACAACAGGCTAATAGAAGCACTCGAAACCGAATACAAACTCGCTATAGATACCCTTGGAACATGCGACCAAACAGCATTATTAGAGGAAGTATTGCAATGGGTAGAAGGGCAACCGGATTTAATACACAAATACGACCGAACATTTAAAGCTCACTAAGAGTGAAATAACTATTGACAATTAAGAATAGTATGATATCTTAATATTATACATAACGAAAGGTAAACATCAATGAAACTCAACAAAACACTAATCAACCGACTACTTAAAGGCTCACTAGTAATACAAGACGAGCAAGAAGAAAACTATTTATTCCGCGGCGACAATTTCAGAGCAATCTTACCATGCGCACCAATAGACGAGATCACCAGCAAAGTGAGCGAGCGAGCACAATATGGTGACGTATTCAAAGCAGACCTAAGCGAGATCAAAGGCAAGGAAATATCTAATCCGCTACACCTAAAAGACTATAAGAACTTCGTAAGCAACGACGAAGCAAGACCATTACTATGCGCACTACACTTCACAGATACTAAAATTGCAGCAACAGATTCGTACCGACTAATCGAAGGCAACAATTATAGTGGCATCACTGGAAACTATGACTATAAAGCCTTGGAACTTGTCGGCCTATTCGACCTAAAGAATGGTATTCAAACAGAATCAGGCGAACTATACTTCGGAGATTCACTAAGCATTGTTCCAACACCAGGCGAATACCCTAACTACGAGATGCTATTCCCATCAGGTGATCCGGTTAAAGTGACTACATGCCCATTACCCAAGACTTTAAACAACCCGTATAGTCATAACGATAATACGCCAATGATTCGCTTAGATGGCGATACAGCACAAGTACACGTAAGCAACGGCAAGGGTGCAAGAGTATCAATACTCACATTGAATAACCATCTAACACCAAAATCAAGCGAGAAGATAGAACTCAACTATCAATATTTCAAACAACTCATGGACGTACTAGGTAACGAAATAGAAGTCACATTCATTTGTGGACTTAAACCATTGACAGTATCAGACGATAAATACCGAGCAATGCTAATGCCAGTAAGATTCGACAACGATACAATCTTAGTAAGAGGTGAAGCCAAATGACCATCACCACTACCAAAGACCAACTAGGTAGAGTCCTAGACAAGCTAGATGACACAATGGCAAGTATCGAAGCAAGCGCCCAGATACTAGCCAAAACAATGAGCGAACTAGAACTTAAACGAATGAGCAAATCAACCAAATCAATAGATTCAATCATTGCTTTTAGAGCAATAGAGATACAACGAGAGGAAAACAACTAATGGCATTCTTATATAAAGGCTACGAGATAATCGGCAAATCAATCATAGAACACTACAACGAACTAGACGAATACGGGACATACCTAGACACTTACGAAGAAACAGGCGACGGAATTGATTCTTACGAGTTTATTATCATCGACCAAGACACAGACTTTGACGAGAAATATACAGATCAACCAACATACGACACTATAGAACAAGCTAAACAAGCAATAGATGAGATCAGTCATGCCTAAAGCTAAACCACGAAAATACGAATACGAGCAATACGAACTCGACTATTACGCCGAATTACTATGCACTACACGTTATTTCGATTCGTTAGAAACAGCCAGGAATATGATAATGCATGTAGCTGACGAACATCATTCGAACATCGAACAAGCAGGCGAATACCTACTTAAGAAGTTTAAAGAGATTGAGGAAGAAACAAACATATAACACGGAAGTTTTTAACGAAAGGTAAACAAATGAACAAACGAAACAAGGAACTAGAAGAAGCATTTTCGGATGACGATTCTAAGAAACTAAGCAAGAAAAGCAAACAGATTATCGGTGCATTTATGGGTATCACAGCCCTACTCGCAGCTATTTTCTTTAGTGGATATACACTAGGCGCAAGAATAGATAAGCCAAACCCAGCAATGTCATGCCGTAGAGCATTCGACACTATAGCTCAACAGTTAGACGGGTCTAAAGATGCAACAGCAGCAGCAATCCGCGGAACAACAGCAATTCCAAACAAGGACGCAGAAATCACGAAGCTAGTAACTGAATGCCTAGGCGAATTACCACCATTGCCAGAACCAGCGACTACAACGACGACGGTAGCACCAACAACAACGGTGGCGAAATAATGTTTAGTCGTAACCAGTCAACATTATTAGCAATTTTCATTGCAGCCATATGGATTTGGGTGCTCACTGATCTGGGTACTTACAGAATGTCTGACTGGCTATTCTGGGTATTCGGTGGAGCATTCATTTACATGGTACTTTGGATTTGTACCAGCAAAAAGGTGGTGAAGTAATGAGCAAAACAAAATATAACAAAAACAATAACCCTGTGCTTATAGTGACTAGAGCAATAGTTGTCTGGTCAATATTTCTTAGTGGTGGAGCATCATTAGCTTTACTTATTGGAGCACACAGTATGCTACTAACACCTAAGACGGACATACAATTCTATGCTCTTATGTGTTGGGCTTTATTTGCGGCGATACTTCAAGAGAAAAGATGGTATAACTCCAATAGTATCATTAAAACGCTAGCAGGAATTGTCATTATTTGTATTATGGCACAAGCAGCAAGTGTGACAGGAGTCATCTAATGTTTGGAACAATAGGAATAGCAGTAGCAGGAGCAATCACTGTAGCAACATCAGTCTTAGGAGTAACAACACCTCCAAAGACCGACCCTTACAGTGGACTGACACCACAAACAACAGTAGTAGCACAAGTAGCACCAGCAACTACAACACAACCACCAACATTTGTTAGAGGGAAAGTAATAGGAACTGACTGTAGACCAGACTGGAACAAATCAGCACACTACGAATCTGAAACCGTAGGAAAAGCAGAGCTATATTATTACTTCAACAAAGCAGGAATACCAGCTCAATACCATGAAACAATGGCAGCAATAGCAATGTCGGAATCAATCCGAGGGCAAATCAGTTGCCACGGCGACGACTATAAACCATACTTCATGCAAAAAGCAGCAAACGGTCAAACCTACACCTATTCAATAGGCTTATTTCAAATAAGACTAGTCAAAGAACAAACAGGAACAGGGCAATGTCGAGACGAAAACCGTCTAAAAGATAACATCGAGCAGCAAGTAATTTGCGCTTGGGAAATATCAGGCAACGGCAAATCATGGACACCATGGAGTGTTACCCACAGTAAACGAGGAAAACCCTACCTTAACTGGATGGGCAAAAACTGGAATGCGTTTACTTGGGATGGCAAAAACTGGACTGAAAGTCCTAACTAAACGAAAGGAAAACAAATGAGCGAAGAACAACAAGATCAATACTTCAACGACCACGAAAACAGAGAAACAATCATGCAAAACCCAGAATATTTTGCAGGACGAGTAGGACTAGGAGTACCAGAAATGATCACAAGCGAATGGTTAGATCTAGTGGTAGAACTCAACATAGCAATGAACAAGGAGGCAACAAATGGACAATAACTTGCCCCATGGAGGAGTTAGATTCTTCGAACCAGAAGACGATAACTTCGACGATGATGCCTACGAAGAATGGAGAAAAGAACAATTTGCTGAATCATGGGATGATATATGTTCCAACATTGGCATAGAATTAGACGATGTGAGCATCCTAATTGGCGATGAAGCATTAAGAGAAATGATTATAGAAGAACACGACAGACAATTTCCTGGAAGTAAACGAGTATTTACAGAAGAAGAATATGAAGAAGAGATGAGAGACAGAAATGAGAACTACTAACGAACCAGACAAAATACGAACAATAATCTTTGGAAGCATAGCCGGGGGTGTTGGAGCGACAACCTCAGCAATCTGTTATGCCTTAGCAGTAGGCAAAAAACAACCCGACATCAAAGTATTAGTTATAACATCAATGCCACAAGTCGAATACTTACTACAACTCGAAGCCGAATCAGCAACAACCTCAAGAGGAAGCATCTACTCAAGGTACGCTATAGGGAACGTAGTATTTTCCCCGTATAATCAACAATTCAGTGCGATAGATGCAGAAAACCCAGACTTAGTAATTATTGACCGAGGTCTAATCTTAAAACATTTCAACAAAAGCCCTAATGATGAACTGGTTTATATCTGGCCAGAAGAACACAGCTTATTGCCGTCTATAGCTAAGTATAGAAATTTAGAAAATGGAAAGATATTCAAATTTCCAATCAAATTACTATTCACTATTCATAAGGATCTTAAAGATTACCCTATGCAAGTTTTAGATGCCGCAGAGATACTTGGCGAATTACTTTACAGAGAGTTGGGCTAATGGATCTACCTGTAGATTACACCAAATTAACATGGCAAGAACGAGCAGCAGTCAGATCACAATATATCCGTGAACAAAAAGGCAACTGTTTCTATTGCAATGAAAGCAAACGTAGATTAAGAGGGGTAAAATGTTAACTCCAATGCCTCACCAAGTAGCAGCAACCAAAATTTGTATGTCTCAAAGGGCTACACTAGTGGCCTTTGAACCAGGTGTAGGTAAAAGCCAAGTCGCCATTAGTTGCCTTAACCCAACTAAGAAGAATATCATCGTTTGCCCAGCAAGTCTAGTAGCAAACTGGAAAAAAGAATTAGAATTATGGAATTGCAAATTGTCAAATGTAGAAATCAAATCTTATAATTCTATTAACTGGCTAGACGAATGCGATACCCTAATCCTAGACGAAGCTCACTTAGTGAAGAACCCACAAGCCAACAGAACAATCAATGTGAGCTATGTAGCAAAGCAAGCAAAGCGAATCATTGCTTTAACCGCGACACCAATTCTAAATAGATATCAAGAACTAATAGACATAATGAACTTAATGGACATTTCTAAACAAATCAGTTCCAACATTGATAACCTAACCAAAGCAAACCTACTCTTAAGAGTAAAACTACAAGACGTTATAGAACTACCAGAACCCAAATTCCAAGAATCACAAATAGAACTCTCCGACACTCAAGAAATCATCGACATCCAAGAAGAAATAAACAGCCTGTACGAAGAATGCGATAATGACTTTGACAAAATGTGGGACAACTACTCTATGATTCTCGTCGGCCAACTATCAAAAATACGTCGCCACGTAGGAATATCAAAAATAGGCGAAGCAATCAAACAAGTCAACGAACAACTACAAGAAGAACCAGATGAACCAATAATCATCTTTGGCCATCACAAGCTCGTCTTAGAAGCTTTAGCAGAAACATTCAACGCACCATTACTTTACGGCGGAACATCCTTAAAGAAGCGTAACGAGTACGTAGAAGAGTTCCAAGCAGGCAAACACAAAGTTATAGTATGCAGCATTCAAGCCGCTGGAGTTGGCCTCACTTTGACAAAAGCCCGCAAAGTATTTTTTGTAGAAATGCCATGGACTAACGCCGAGTACGAACAAGCATACGGCAGAAGTTACCGAAAAGGACAAGCGCGGCAAGTTATCGTAACAAACCTAATATCTAGCCACCAGATAGATCAACGACACCTAGAAATTCTCGCAACGAAGAAGAAGCTATGTTCAGCCCTCGACGATAAACGAGAAAATAATAGTGTTAAGAAGACGTTAGTTAAAGCGTTACTTAGTCCACAAACGGAGAACGATGCCACAGCCTAGAGACCAACGAACTAAACACCCACTATATTTTCGTCATTTTGCCATGAAAAATAGATGTTATAATAAGAAAAACCCAAAATATGAGACTTGGGGTGGCCGCGGTATTACCGTTTGTGAACGCTGGTTAGGAGTAGACGGTTTTTGGAATTTTGTAGAGGATATGGGGATTCCACCCACTAAACACCACAGTTTGGATCGTATTGATAATGATAAAGGGTATAGCCCTTTAAATTGTCGCTGGGCAACACCTAAAGAACAATCAAACAATCGAAGACCACATAAAAACCCTACAGGTATAACTGGAGTAAGTTTATTAAGAGGTTCTTATGTCGTGCATACCGCATGCTTTGGCAAATCAAAACATGTTGGTAGTTATAAATCACTTAAAGAAGCCAGCTATATAAGTTTTATTGTGAGACAAATTAAATCTCAAAAATATTTGACTAATTGTCTGGATCAAAAGGATTAAAAGAACCGTCAGCCATTTTCTCTTCACGAGTTTGCTCTTTAGCTTGAGCTTCCTTACCTCGTTTTTCGGCTTCTTTAACAACTTCTTTATCAGCTTTAGTTTCCTCATCGTCCTTAGTAACAAGGTCTTTAAGTTTTTCAGTGATCTTTTTTTTGCCCATATGACTTCCCTAAATCTTTTTTTATTATCCTATACCAATCGGTGTTGTGATACAAGTATTGCGAAAGCTTATTCGGAGCGATACCCAACAGTGGAGTAATGAATTTATGTGGGACTTTGGCTTCATAGCATTGCCTTAGATGGAAACTACGAATCTTAAAGGCATATTTTAGCCGGAGTTTCAGCCCTTGGACTCTTTCCGAAAGTTCTTTTTCTTTACCAGAAACTAATTTATGTGTCAATAAAGGTGATTTGAGTGTTACTCGGTGGAACAAACTCGAATCTTTTTTCAGCTCATCTAATTGTCTCTTGGCTAAATTATATTCTTCGGTTAATACAGCTAGTGGAGCTACAAACGAACGCAATTCTTCATATACTTCTAGCTGGAAAGGGCTAAGATCAGCAAGGGAATCGTATCGTTTTCTAGTCATCTAATCCCATTCTTCAGGCATATCCGCCATAGCTGTTAGTAAAGCATCTTCTTCTACAGCAGTACATCTGGCTTGGTGATCACAAAAGAAACAATTCTTATTCGGAGTAGCAACCTGATCATCACCCTTAGTAGTCCGAATCTTCTCATCATTCAAAATCAACTGGCCTGTCAGTATCAGTTCATCATGCACCTTTTTACCAATAAGAGAACTGGCTTCCTGGAAATAGGCTTTATCATATTCAGGATAATAGATGCAAACATCATCAACCCCACCATGTAAATAAGCATAAAGTTGCACTTGTTTCCAATTTTCATCACTTGGAGAATCAGGGGAACTAGCTTTAGTTTTCCAATCAGCCAAAATACAACGAGGATATGTTGTATCTGGATCTATCTCAATAATTTCAGTAAAAATAATATCAGCAAAACCACGTATCTGAACACCATTAATAATCTTAGAACGCAACTCTGTCTCAACAAAAATATCAACCGCGTCATGCTTGTTATGCACGAAATTGTAAGCATTTTGTGCGGGTGTAGACCGAGGAGCTTTGTCCCCACCAAGAAACGCATCCTCGATCTGTTTATGCACCCTTGAGCCCCAATAGGTGTACCAAGAAAATAACCTCTTTAATTGATCAACCTTTTGATAGCTCCAATTTCTCCGGCAAGTATTGAATGTATTTGCCTGAGAAAAAGATATTAAGAATGGTTCTTTATCCATTGATTTTATTTTTCATTTCATAATAAACTTTACTGGCTTCTTCGGCTGTAGCGAATGATCCCAAATGAGTCTTTTTACCATCAATTGAAATTCTAGCTCTAAATTTGTCTGAAAACTTTTCAACTCCAGGAAATCCAGATTTAGATGGTTTAGGTCTGCGGTTATGCGATTGTTGAGTAGGTGTCGCCCAACGACAATTTAACGGTTCATAATTGCCATCATTATCTTTACGATCCAAGGTCATACCTTCAGGACGTTCGCCCATGTCAGTAACAAAATTATTAAAACCTTCTTTGCCTAACCAGCGATCACAAATCTTAATTCCTCGACCACCATAATCCTTATAATTTTTAGTACGAGGATTTAAGCACCTATCGTAAATTAAATAATAAGTATTGTATAGAGGATGGTCGCTGATTTTAAAACGTCTCATCGTCGTCATCGTCTTCGAATGGAGCATCTGAATAAGCGCTCACATCACCAATAGAGTCAATCTGTTGCTGAGTAACAGGAGCTTTAACATTATCACCATCATACTTAGGCAATACTTCCACCTCACACCACTTAAATTGCAAATTGCTAACAGTTTCACCAGTCTTCTTGCTTACATAAGAATTAACTTCTGGACGGCCAGTAACACGAATCTTTTGATCCACAAATTTCTTATCAGCATCAGGATCATCCCAAACAGTGAATCCAATAAATTCACGTTTAGCATTTCCATCCTCACCCTTTCCGGCATAGACCGAAACGCTAGCTGAATAATAATATTTACCCGATGTTGTCTTACCGAAACGAGCATATTTTGTTTGCGCCCAACCTTCAGCAATCATTACTAATGCAGGTGGTACTACTTTTTTTTCTTCAGCCATTATAAGGTTTCACTTTCTTCTGTTGCCACAACCGGAGCTATAGCTTCTTCTTTTTCTTTTCTAATACGTTCAACAAATTGAGATAACCTCAACATGATAACTTCTGAATCTTCATCAGTAATATTAGTACCTGACCAAGTTTTAGTATTCGGATCAAATTTACCACGAGTCAAGCCCAGTTTGGTTTTAATTTTACCCCAAAATTCAGAAGCTTCTTCTTTAGTGAGTTTAGCTTGGCTTGGAGCAAGACAGAGTTTAGTCATCTGAGCATCTGAAATTAACACAGCATCTTTAGCAACTTCTTTCAAAGGCTTTTCTTTCTTCTGCTCTTTAATTTCTTCCTCTTCAAATGTAGCCTGGCGACCATCATCATCTTCAATGTCACTAGTTTTAAGTTCAAGCATAGTTACATACGAGTAACGACGAAAGTAAGTGATAGCACTACCACCAGCTTGTGGATCTTGTTTAGCCAAAGTCAGCACAGTAAGCGAAACTATTTCCTCGCTAGTAGCACCATGCCTCAAAACCGTTTTCAAAGCAGGCTTGTCAAGAATGGCATCCAAAGTTTGAATTACAGCAAGGCCATGCTTTTTCAATATAGGCCTAGTCTTTTCCAAGATAGTTCTTAAATCAACGAAACTATAGTTAGTAGTTCCAAAGCTCACTTCGTTATTCTTATAGAACACAGGGAAATCGTCTTTAGCGGCTTCCAATGCGTCATAAATGTTAGCATGTGAAATCGGTTTTACTTCTGCTGCTTTTTTCTCTGTTTTAGTTTTAGTTGTTGTTGCCATTATATTCCTTCATTCACAAAATTATTTGCCACTACCGCTTTAGTCAAACTACCTATAGATTGATAAGCGCTCAAAACATCTCTCAATGCTCTAAGTCTTTCTCTCTGGACATCTACGGATATTTGAGCGGCATTATATTCTTTAAACTCCACTTCTAAACTAAGCGTCACTTTAGCTTCCCTAGCAGCAGCAGTCTTATATTTATCTTTTTGCTCTTCAACTTCAGTAATTACTCTTGCTTTAGCATATTTATAGGCTGCTTCGGCCTTAACAAGAGCAGAGCTACGTTTGCCATATTCGGCAATAGCTTCTTCGACCTTGTTGATAGCTTGTTGTATATTATCGGCTGGACTCGTCATCAGCAATAGCCTTTCTAACTAATTTACGAACTAAAGAACTAGCAGTCTCATCTTTCTTCAAAGCAAAATGTTGCAAATCTTTCTTTAGACTTTTACTTAGATGCAATAAGAAAGTTGTTCTTTCCCCTGCATCAATATCTTCATCTTCTAATTCATACATTATATCTTTCCTTTTATATCTTGTAATTTGTTGATCCAATTCAAAGCAATTAAAGCAATGTCTTGATCTTCCTCTAAAGGTATTCCATCACGGAACTTCAAAACAGGGATTAGTTCTTTAAGTTCAAGCAAGTATTTCTCATCATCTACTAACTGACTCGGAACTAAAGTAGTGCCATTTAGGAGAATAACGTCAATTTCTGCGTTTTTTTCGTCTAATTCAGCCTTAAGAGCTTCATTTTCTGCCGCTAACTGTTCTGCTTCTTGTTCTTTAGCAGCTTGCATAATTGCCTCTTCTTCCTCAGCAGCAATAGCATCCTCATATTTTTTCTTATATCCAGCAAGAGTTATCTCGAACATGTCATCAGACATATCTCGAATGCCGGGAATACCATCTTCGACTTCCCAGTATTCAGCGATAAGATTATGACGTTCTTCTGATCTTTTATCTAGACGCTCTTGCTCTTTATAGAAAGCATACTTTTCTTTCTTCTCAAGTCGCTTCTCAATAGCTGAAGTTTTTTCTACAATGAAGTTAAAGCATTTATCTATAACTTTACCGCGAGCATTAACTTCGGCTTTAATATTTTCCTTGATTTTCTTAGTTGCAACTCGAGAATTTTTAATCTCGGTGCGTAAAGCTTTGGCTAATGCCATCTTGTCTTTATCGTCTTCTGAATCAACTTCAATTTCAGAGTCTTGTTTTTCCCAGTCTTCTAGTTGTAATGCAACTTCGTTAAAGACACGGGCAATTTTTAAAGCTTCTGATTTTTCTAAATCTATTGGCTCTACTATTGCAACAAGGTCAGTTGAAAGTGGTGTTTCCTCTTCCTCGATTACTTCTGCTTCTACTATTTCTGTTTGTGTTTCACTCATATTTAAAACAATAACATAATATCTTTAGGATTACAAGCTATTACCACTTTTAGTGAAAAAAGATAAGAATCTAACACCCAAAAGCCCCCGAACCAGGACAAATAGAACCACAAACAATTGACTCAAACAAAAAAAGTTGTTAGGTTTTTACTCACGTTATTGAAGCGCCTTGTAAAGCGCACAGACCCCAGTAACTTCATTTAATTAAAATGAGGTGGAACGGTCTGAGAAACTAATTCCACCTCCAACATTTCCTGGAGGAAAAATGTCTAAGCATATTAAAGCAGCTATGCCCAACCAAAGCAACACATGGGAAAGAGTTTCTAAAAAATACCAAAAAGAAGCCTTTCTGTTTTTCTTAGCATCAACAATTCTAATTGTTCTAGCATTTTTTATTGGAACAGCATACGCAGACACACCCAAGCCAGCTATTCGGAAATTCCGAACAACTGAAATATATGGGCCACCAGCACCACAATTAAGTATCTATCAAGAAAAAGAAATACGTCGCTTCTATTCCACATCCACAACCACAACAACGACCACCGCTCCAAAGCCAGTAGAGATACAAGCTCCGAGTTCAGTGGCCGCTAATACAATACCCTCAAAGGTGACAGAACCTGTCGTAGCACAGCAAACTTACAGCCATGCGGACTTAATGAGCCAAGCTGGAATCCCAGAATTAGAATGGGGATATGTTGAATGGCTTGTGGATAAAGAGTCAGGATGGAACCCTAACGCTCGTAATGGCTCAAGTGGGGCTTGTGGTTTAGGACAACAATTACCTTGTGGTAAATGGGTACATGCTTGGAACGACCCTATTGGTGGATTGATAGATATGAACAGTTATGTAATTGGCAGATACGGCTCTTGGGCTCATGCAGTTGCTCACAGTAAATCGCATGGATGGTACTAGACTAATTCCATGCCCAAATCAGATGGATATTTTAAACCTGGAATTTTACACCCAAATTGGAAAGGTGGTGCAAAATTTACAAATTGCACTGACTGTAATTGTAAATTGATAGGTCGCAATTCAATACGTTGTAAGTCATGCGAAGGTAAGAATAGAATTGGCAAAGGTGTAGGACCGACTTATCCTAAATGTTTAGATTGTAAAGTTGATCTCAAAGACCATCGGTCTAAGCGTTGTAGAAAATGTGCAAATACTGGCGCTCTAGCTCCAAATTGGAAAGGTGGTGTCACAAGTGAAAACAAACGTATTCGTCGGAGTAAGGAATTTCGCGTATGGAGAGAAAGTGTTTTTGAGCGAGATAATTATACGTGCCAGCATTGCGGTAAGCGTGGCGGTATTTTACATCCAGATCATATTAAACCATTTGCACTATTCCCAGAATTAAGGTTTGATATTGATAATGGGCAAACACTTTGCAAAGATTGTCATTTAAAAACACCTACGTATGGTGGTAAAATTTTAAAACTCACTAGGGCGGACTTCAAATGCTAACGCGAAATGGGAATCCCGTAGTCCTCACTGGTATTAAAGTATTGGAGTTAATAGCCAAAGGAAAAATGCTGCAACGAGAACCGCTCCAACTATCGTCCAAAAAGGTGTTCTATTCATAAGAACCAAGCTAGTACTTTAAAACAAAAAGTCAAGCCTATTCAGCCGCTGGCTCAACAAAATATTCGAATTGCTCCGAATCATAATCCTTAACAATCTCACGGAACTGATTTACCTTATAGGTAACTTTCAGACGGATCTTATATTTACCATCTTGTATCGGGAAAGATTTATCTTCCACAAGGAAATTAGGATTACTCTCTGGATTCAAAGGAAGTCTAGCTCGCTCCAACTGGATCACAAAAGGACTCTGCTTGGTGCAACCCTTAGACTGAGGAACATCAAACAAAGTAAAAATAGGAGTAGTAGTTCCATTCTCGGTAACTAACTGAACCCTCACATCTATTTTTGTTGTTTCATAAGCACAAGTAGTAAGCAACAGAGTGGCAGGCTCACCTTTATTGATTGTTCTGTCCGCTATAGCGATAGGAATATGCACTGTCGGAATTTTATAAGGACGCAAAAATTGCCACCCTACGTAAACAACTAGAATCAAAGCAATAGTAAGAAATACTGTCATAAGCTTGTTAACTAGATTGAATGCCTTTTCTTTTCTAGTAGGAGTTTCGATAAATTCTTCTTCTATAAACTCTTCGCTCATTTTATGATCACCGCCATTAGTCCCACTATGACCGCTGTAAGCATGAGCCCTACTAGACCATAAACCAAATTGCGTACTGGCTCGAATTGATCCCTGGTTATATGATCTTTTTCGAGTTTGTTGTTGATTGACTTTACTTCTTCTTCAATAAATCCAACTCCTTGTTGGAGTAAAGCTAGCTTAGTATCTATCGATTCTTGCTCCACTACAAAGCTCCAATGGTCAGCATTTTATAAAGGAAAAAGTTCATGCTGGCAAGTTTATACTATTTCTCCCGAAAAATGTGGCTAACTAATTTATCCGACGAGAGAAACAATACCCCATATGACCAAACTTATAAGAGCAATCACTGTTGAAATCCCTAAAAGTATGACCAGGACTCCGATATAACCCCAAATTAAATTCATTGTTTCAAATTTGGTTGTCTCTTTACGAAACTCTATAGGCATGAGCTTTTGACGATGTTGCAGCATCTGTTGGTTGAACTCTTGATTGTCTAAGAAGATAGCAGCATTCATATTGTCTACCATCTGTTGAGCTGTCGGTGCTTCTCCGATTATTTCTTCGAACTGTTCTTCTTCTTCTTCATTCATAAATTTATATTATCATATCGTTTTGATATTTCAAAAACATTTTACTCCGAGTGACGCATCCTTGCTTAATTATATTTTTAGTTGTACATTCTCTTAGACCCGTCCCTCGATAGGTTGTCCTCTAGTGCTGGTATTGCTTTAAGCCGTACTGCCAGCACTATGAGGTTCTTGTACGGCTTTAGCAAAAGGAGAAAAATGAATATTAATAAACCCCAAAATCCAACAATAATTTATTTTGAAGACGTGACTTTCACGTATCTGATGAAAGATCCGTTTACGGGCTTTATTAAAATTGGCAAAAGCAGAAGCCCTCGAGCTAGAGAAATAACTCTTCAGTCCCAAAATATTTCAACAACTTTAATGTATTATGCTTTTTCGGACATTTTTTTAGAAAAACAATTACATCAAGAATACAAAGAATTTAGAATCAGAGGTGAATGGTTCGACCTTAATGAAACTCAAGTTTCTGAACTCGTAAGGAAAATTTGGAGTTCCCATCCCCTCAACAATAAAGATATACCTCATCGAGTCGTTTACGGTATGGGTGTTGCTACGCCTGAACTATTCGAAGAATTTTATAAAGATAGATTTTTTACACCGATTGAAGAGGATATATGGGCTTAATAAAATATGTAGATAAAGAAGATGAATCTTGTTTTGCCCGCCTTCCCAATGATCTACTAAGGGACAAAACCCTCTCTTGGACAGCAATAGGTCTATTGGCTCATATTCATTCTCATAAAGCAGGGTTTAATATCACCATTGAATCTTTAGCTCGCGCTAGTAAGTCTGGAGTAACAGCTACTCGTAGCGCCGTTAATGAACTGAGGAAAGCTGGATATTTACATTTCGCTGGCCGAGAGTTAGAAGCTGGAAAATACACCTCATCTATATGGAATGTCTATTTAACACCAATTGAGCCAGATTGTTCTTATGTTGAAAATCCTACTAAGGAAATTCCTAGCGAGGAAAGAACTCACGTCAATAAAGAAGACTATCCTAAGAAGACTAATAAAAGTATTAATGCAAAACAAAAGAAAGTCAAAGAAAGAAATCCTCTACTAGACGTTTTCGCCAATGAATGGTACCCCGATGGAATTGTCCCTCCCCGTTTCTGGAGTAAAGCTGCAACTGCCCTATCTGAGATAAAGGAAGTTGAGCCGGATGTAACCCCAGAACGCCTTAGAGAGGAAATTAAAGCTATTAGACCTCAATTTACAACCTCTGGCCCGCTAGCAATCTCAGGCCATTGGAGGGAGTACACGCAAAAAAAACTAAAGGCCAAAGAAGATCCATTAGAAATACGATATAAAGCTCTCTTCTCAGCCTTAATAGCATTCAAACAATCCGGCGGCGAAGGGCTCACAGTCCGCCAAAAAGAAATATGCGCCAAAATTACAGATTATTGCACGATGCGAGATTTGCAACTAGATAAAATCATGGTAGATAAAGAACAGCTTCTAGGCGTCTACAATGAAATTATCTCATAATGGAACTACCCTACGACTTTAACGCAGAACAACAAACACTAGGTTGTATTATCTTGTCTACAAAGGCAGCAACAAAACTATTCTCCTCAGGAATACTCCAAGCAAAAGACTTCTACCTAGAAATGCACCAAGACATTTTCACTACTCTCAGCGAAATGTACCAAGCAAACCAGGCCATTGACGAAAAAACCCTAGAACACCAATTGGCAATAGAAGGCATATTGCCCCACATCCAAGAAGAAAATTACATACGGGTATTACAAGCATCGCCAATATCCAGCACCTCAATACTTAGCTATGCAAAAATAGTCAAAGAATATTCACAACGCCGCAGAATAATAACCTTCGCAGACAACATATCAACCAAAGCGACAGCCGAAGAAGGAAACCTAGACCAACTCTTAGATGAACTATCCAACGAAACATTCGAAATATTAGCAACCAAAAAATCTAAAACCTTCTATTCAAAACAAGAAGCATTCGACCAAACATTCGAAGAAATCCTGGAAAACAAAAAAGAAGGCAAAGGAAATGGTTTAAGTTCTGGCATCGAAAGCCTCAACTTCTACATTAACGGCCTACAAAAAAACCGTATGTACGTTGTAGCAGCAAGGCCAGGAGTCGGAAAATCAATCCTAGGCGTAGAATTTATCCTTAGAGCAGCAGCACAAAGCCAATATCCAGCATTATTTTTCAGCCTAGAAATGGCAAGAGACCAAGTCGTAGGACGAATGCTAGCCAGATCCACAGGAATAGCAGTAGATAAAATACTCTCTGGAGATGTCAACGAAGAACAACTAACCAAATTGAAAGAAGCCGCAAAAACAATCGACGAGAATATCTACATTGAAGACAACAGTAATCTAACTACAGGAGACATCTACTCAATAGCCAGAAACACATGCCTGGAACATGGTCAAATATCACTTATAGTCGTGGACTATATCCAATATATAAAATCAACAGGAATAGAATCAAGACAACAACAAATAAGTAATTTCTCCCGCGACCTCTCACATATGGCCAAACAGCTAGAAGTGCCAGTAGTAGTACTTTCTCAGCTCAATAGAAGCATAGATGGGCGGCTCGATAAACGACCACAACTTTCAGACCTTAGAGACTCTGGAGCAATAGAACAAGATGCGCACAGCGTATTGATGATGTATTATCCTGACGAGGAAATTAAAGAAGAAGTAACACTTATCGTGGCAAAAAATCGTTCAGGCGCTTGTGGCGAAGTTAACCTGCGACGCAATGGTAGCTTGTTTTCTTTCAAAGAAGCTGGCGTTTTATCTAAGCCTTCAGATGTTTTTTAACACTCTCTGTGAAAAATACATGTTTGTAGTTGCGCTAGTGTAATTACATGTGATAGTGTAACACTAAGACTTAAGAACAAATTTTGGGAATAAAAATGGAATATGAGCACTACATAAGATTCGAAGATGGTTATACATCGAAGCATGTGAACAACATATAGAAAATAAAAGCCATCACTACAATAACCCAAGACCATACGCAATGTCATTCCATGCTAACTGGGAGATGCAAGAAGTAATCAGATACATACTCAAAACAAACAGTAAAAAAATACCAAACCATTATAAATAAGAAAGGTAAATAAATGAGAGCAATAATATACGGCCCAGAAGACAACGGAGAAGGCCCATACTTCCTAATAACAGAAGAAGGAAAACTCCTATGCTCACACTTCTGTAGTAGCTCGCATTACGCAGAAGGCGATTTATATAAAAACCGTCCAGAAAGACAACCAATGTTAGAAGCAGAAGGCATCACAGAATACGTATGGATTCAAGACTCAGGTATAGACCGAGAAGAATTTGCTGCAAGACAAAACGCTTATGCAGCAGAACAAGTAGCTGAAGCAGAAGTAGCTCAAGGAGTTGAAGATGCCAAGTAAATGGGATTACAAAGCAGAAGCAAAACGTCTACAAAAACAAGTAGACGAATTACAAAGCAGGCTTAGATATAACGAAGAATACCGCGCTCAACACTCTGAAGGAAACCTTGAAAACGTATTAGCTAAAAATCAAGACAGAAATATTGCAGAACAAATCCCTAACATACAACTAGACGGCGAAGAACCATATGTTTTAGTAGAAAAAGATACTTGGGAATATAACGCCGCTTTTGGACGGGTACTTCTTATGATAAGAAAAAAGGATGGACAATGGCGAGAATCCAGAAGGTTCGGAGGTTTTGAAAGACATTTTTATGACATTGAATTCGAATACAGTATTCGAATTGCCTACTCAGATGCTAGAGAGGACTATAAAGAAATATTTATAAATCGTCCACATGATTTCTTAGAACGAGCTGGAGCAATTCTTGAAGATAAGAAATTAACTAAAGTAACTCCAGAGCAAGATTTACAAAATCTTAAACAAGATTACGAGATTTTCACTAGTGTAATTTCAAAATCACTAGATTCAACAAATTTGACAGTAGATCAAATTATTGATTCTTTAGACGTAAAATCAAAAACTAAATTCAAAGCTATCCAAAAACGTCTAGAGGATAAAGAAAAAGCTGCAAAGAAAAAAGAGGACGAAGAACGTCAGAAAAAGGAAGAAGGCCACTGGGCTGAAATCCAACAACAACAAATGATGAAGAAAATAGAGGTTTTCTAAATGACTAATCCAAATCAAATACCAGTCCCAATACTCGGAGAAGAAAAAAAAGCTCCACCACAAATAACACCAGACGAGCTCCTGGTTTTCGCACCTAACCGTGTAAGAATGTTAAAAGTACCTCGCTCTCAATTGCAAGGCATGGGGCAGATCATCGAGCATATCGAGAATCTAGACCAACGTCAAATCTGGTTAGATATATTCATTGCGCTTATCTCTCGCACAGAACGAGCACTGTCCCCTGAGCAAGCAAGAGAACAAGCCGATCTATATTTCGAACAATATATAGTTAAATGTAGACCTGACTTTGTTAAAGCTGAAGAAGAAACTGATGTCTCAGGTATATAGTTCATCACAAGCATGTAAGATCACTGGTGTAACTTATCGTCAGCTTGATCACTGGATTAGAATTGAAGTCATTACTCCTTTCATAAACCCAAAAGGCTCAGGTAAAGAAAGGCGATTTAGTTTCAAAGATCTCATAGATTTAAGAACAGCTAAATGTCTATTCGACATTGGAATTAACAGTGGAATCATTAAAAATCTTGATTCGGATTTACTTCACTTTACTTCTATTCATATCAAAATTGATACAGAAGAAATTACAGACTATGTACTTAGAAAGATAGAGGAACTTTAATGTGTGAACCAATAGCAAATAGAGTGGACGCATACCCCAAAGCACCAGATTATCACTACGACTGGGATATTTTACTTTCTGAATATAAATTCTCAAGAGAAACAGGCTTTGGTAAAAATGGTCATGGGGAAGCTTGGGAAAAAATGACAGTGAGTTTACATAAAGGTAGCTCTAGGATTGCTATGTCGGAACACGATTCAAGTTACATTAATGTAAGAGGTAAGCTTAAATTTCTAAATGATGCGAACTCCAACACGAAAGCTTCATTGTTGCTATACATACTTAGCAAGGAAGAACACCCACCCATAATTACAGCCGAAGATCAACTTCAGATTCTAGGAGTAATGAAAGAAATTGTTTATGCTCAAGAGGAGCTAATAGAAAAGGAAGAAAAATAATGGAAAACAAACGTAAAAAAATAATTATACTTAGCTCAATAGCTGCAATTACATTAATCATATTAATGAGTTTTAGTTACTATCTTGGCAGCCAATCAAAAAATGAGCGTCTTGAATCATGCCATAAAGCACTAAACGCCCTAAACGACATAACAAACGACATAGATGTGTCAGTATCTGAAGCAGCAGATAACGTAACAAAGTGTGACCCAACTTTCAAATAATGAAATACGACGCACTCATCCAATCAGGCAAAGTAACAGCACGACTAGAAGAAGACTACTCACTACTAATCAACCCTCACACAGGCAAACATGACATCATGGGCTTCACACTAAAAGTAATGATGAACGGAAAATATGTTATGCAACCCATAGGAAGAGAACAAGAAGCGAACGGATTCAACGCAGAAAAACTCGTCGAAGAACTAATCGAAAGATTATTGGCGGGAGAAGGACAACCAATACTATGAATCTAATCGACGAAAAAACAACTGCCATCCTATCAATTAAACCTAGGCTAGGTGGAGAATTTAACAAACTTGATAAAGCAATAGAGGGCGCAATAATTTTTAAAGAACTACTTGGAAAATTCGATACTCAATTAACTCCCATTCTAAATTTCAATGAAACTTTAATACCTATTACTGACCCTAGCCATATGCGTCATACCTATTGGCCAGGGCTACTCGAAGTTCCAGAAGAAGAACCGCACACAGAAATAGATGGCCAGTTAGAATTAACGACTACTCCAGAACAAGCAACGCCACCTAGGATTATTGACCGCGAATACGGCAATATGACTATCACAGGAGCTTTAGTAACAAGCCCACAGTTCAAAGCATGGGTAGATTACAACCGACAAGTAGAAATGTTATTCGATATAGACGAAACATTAGGAACAGGATGGATGTCACCAGAACATTTCCAAGCGTTTTTAAGGTTTGCTGGAGATAAAAGAAAGTGCAATAAGAAGACATGCAAAAATCACGAATTATAGGAATAGATCCAGCTAGTAGAGATGGAGACGAATGTGCTGTATGTGTAGCAGAAAGAGATGATGAAGGCAACACTAATATCATTTTCACACAACGGCACTTGCCAACTTATACAGTAAAAATAACAGAACAAAAGAAGGAAACAAAATGCCAAGAATAGCTGAACGCAAAATACATGCTTACTATTATGAATCTATCCTAGATGGTTCTAAGACCTACGAGCTGCGCCCACACGACAAGGAACTAGCTGAATGTGATATTCTCCGCCTGGTAGAAGTTGACCCGTTAGGAGCGCCTACAGGGCGTGGAGGAGACTATAAAGTTACAGCTAAAATGTCTATAGGCACACTTAAACCAGATTATGATGATTTTCAACCAGAAAATTTTATGGCAATGAGCATCACCCCTGTTAAGCAATTAACAAAAGCAGAAACATTAGCAGCATTAGCTAAAGCTGAAGAAAAATTTAAAGGTGACGATTTTTTAATAGAAGCCCTTGGAATACTCGCTCAATATATAGGTGACGATCAAATCAAAATAGCATTGGAGCGTTATTAATGGGAAGTGAATTTATTAAACGACAAGCTGAAAGCATGAAACAAATAGTAGATCATGCAGCAAACCATGGTTCTTTTGAAGCAGAAATTGACGGAGATATTTACTTAATCACTCCCGTATCTATGTCTATAGATATAGATAGTTTATTGCATGGTGAAGTTCATTATCGGAAAAAAAGCGAAAGTGGAATACATGGGTAGCCGTATCAAAGCAATGCGAAGAGCGAATATGGATCTTAAAAACAAAGAACCTAAAGAAACATTCGAAGGTAAAAAGAAACTTGCCCTAATGATTGCAGAGATGGGGATAGGTGCACACATATTTACCTTCAATGGACAAGGATATGTAGCATATAAAGGTGGTAAACACGCTAAAATATTTCCAGGAGAAGTAGCTGAGATCTATGAAGACGGTGAAGAAAAAATCGTCAAATGGGAACTCAGTCTTGACGAAGGAATCGTAGAAGTAAACCGACCTTTGGAGGAATAATGGCCGTAGCATACGACTACTGGTGTAGCAAACACAGAGAATTTGAATGGCACAAACCATCAATACACGACGAAACACCCAAAGACGTACCATGTCCACTATGTGGAGAATCGGCTAAACAATTATTTGGGATGCCAGCAATAGAAAAAGGCTGGATGCCAGCAAAGAACAATAGGTAAATAGAAGTTGGTCGCGGGAGTGGGAATCGAACCCACTACCTTCGGGATATGAGCTGGGAAGAATAAGTACAATTTCTACTACAAAACAATTTACCTGTCTTGTTTCTTTTTAATCTAAGCCTATACGTATGAGGTTTTAAGGAGAAATTTTCTTTACACCAGTCGCATTCAATTTCAATCAGAGGAACAGATTTTACGTGTAACCGAGAATGGTGAGAACGACTTAAAACTTCTAGATTCTCTATTCTGTTATCAGACTTATTTTCGTTCCGGTGATGTACTATCTCATTGGGTTGTAGGAATCTTTTGAGTTTATTTTCTATTAAGACTCGATGTAGAGGGTATAGCCCATTGCTATTAGCTTTTGGATGAGGTGGATTTGTCCGAGCATACATATACCCACCACCTTTACAGGTGTGAATTATTTCTAAAGGCTTAAACTCCATTCTTTTATTTTAGCAAAAGAGTTACCGAAATGCAATCTGACGAGCCACCAATGCTTCCATCCCGCAAAAATACTATAACACATGCTGACTTGGCGAAGTGGCTTAACGCGCGTGATTGCAAACCACGTATTCATCGGTTCGACTCCGATAGTCAGCTCTCAACATGTTCAATTAGTTTCAACTCCATACCAAAAAAATCTGACTTAATTGGAGCAAAAAACTTTAAAGTCTTCACGTACTTAGGTTTATCGTCAATCAAAACGCCAGCATCTACAAGGCCATCCATAGCAGCTTTAGCCCAATTGCCCAAAGAACCAACATCAGGCTGAACACCATTAATTATATAATGATAAACTTCTATATCAACGCAATCAAACTTACTAGGATCTTCCATAGCCAACCAATAGAAAGCTGTACGGACACTCTTTTTGATCTCAGATTGCCTGAACCTATTCTTAGCTCCATAAACATTCATCAGCACAGGGCGTTGTTTGTAAGTATAACTTTTAGTTTTTAAGATAACCGACCAGCTTCCACATCACGATTACACCACATACAATAAATAGCGATCAAATTAATAATAGCAAAATCATCATCCATACGATCCTCAGACAAATACTCCATCATCAGAAGAGGCTGATCACAACACTTCCCTACTTGTTTAAAGAACTCTTCGTAGTTCTCTTCGGGAAATTCTTTATGTAAAATAGGCGACTCAGGTTCTTCATAGTAAGCGAAAGGTTTATAATACCGATCTGTGTTCTTACGATTTTGCGGGTGCTTTTTATCCCAGCCCATAAATTTAGTCTACTAGATGTAAACCGAAATAAATATCATGCCACGCACGATTCAATTCTAAGATGCCAGGATTTGATTCTAACCAACTCTTAGCTTCAGGACTACCAATATGCGTACCTACTGGATAGCCAAGGTTAAAACGCACAGCAGCCATCCCAGTCGGCTTATCTACATGGGAATCAAAACGAGTACCAAGTTCTGTAGCCATATCTCTAGCAATAGAAATAAAATCTTCAGTACCAATCCACTTAGGTTGAACACAAGCAGGCCCACCTTGATAGGCAGATTCTAAAACATAGATACGAGCAGCTTGCTCTATCATGTCTGTAATCATTGGTTCAGTTCGTTGAGCTTTAGGTACACCATTAATTGCCATAGTGAAACCTTAACACGATAACTACTGTTTGGGAATAACTTCACCACTAGGAGTGACAGGAGAAACCTTTGGTCGAACATACTTCACGATTCCACCACCCACAATAAACATGATAACAATGTCGGTAAGAGTTTTACCAGCACTGATTTCTTCAATGATACCTTGAACTATTTGGGCAATAACACCCAAAACTGTTAAAACGGAAGTAAAGAATACAACTGGTTCACGTCCAAAGATTTTATAAGTATTAAGATCACGATTAAAAAATTTCATATTTTCTCCTAGAAAATTGTATCTTATTGTTTACTCTCGTAGTATAGTGTCAGTGTTACACATATAAAAGTATAAGTAGGGTTCTTTGTCCTGGATTAAAAATGGCTTTTGTGTGGGCTTACCGACGGATTGGTTTTTTCCACCACGGGGCAATAGTGTCGATTCGATCATAACACGCTCTCTTGCGCGTACTACCTGTTCCATATGTCCCTATAAAGACCAATGCTCAGAAGAGTTTGAGGAACTAAAAAAAGAATGGAAGCTAGGAATCTGGGGCGGGCTGACAGAAAAAGATCGCAAACGAATAAAAAAATCAGCAGCAGCAGACGGATCAATCACAGCAGAAACTATAATCAAACGACACCAAAAAGAATTTCTAAGCGAACGAACACAAAACAGAATGATAAAAAAATCAGAGACAGACCCCAAAGTGAAACAAATAAACGAATGGTTAATATATGAACTCGGTCTTCTTGAGTCAGAAGAAGAAACCAATGCAGAATAGTGACGATGAATCCTGGAAAGAAAAAGCACTCTGCAAAAGATTAACCCAATATTTTTTCTTCGATGATCAAAGAGTACTTACCACTAAAGCTAAAACAAAAATAGAAGCAATACGCGAACTGTGTGAAGTATGTCCGGTAAAGCAGGAATGTTACCAATATGCTGTAAATAATGATGAGAAATTTGGCATCTGGGGAGGCGTATCTTTTGACGCTACAGACCGGCGCAAACGTAGACGCAAAAAACTATGATTGAAATAGTAATGCCTTATATCGTTGGCATTCTAGGTACAGCGATGATTTTAATAGTTTACAAAATATTCAATATTCAAAAATCTAAAAGAGGTAAGAATAATAGCTCGTAAACTATAACACTGCTTTCACGTCTTCAAGTGTTAAGCCAGCAGCTTCAGCCAATTGGGTTAATACGTTATCACGAGCGATTGCTTTAGCCTCAGAAGCTTCTTGGTTCGCTAACATAGCAGCATTGTAGGCAGCCTCTTTATTATTTAGCATTTCTATATAATCATAAGGAGTTTTAACCTCTAGTTCATGTTGAGCTATCTCATCTTCATTAGCAGCATTACCACTCTGAATCCAAGTAACTAAACCATCTTCATCTGTTTTTGTATAAAAATAAAGAGGGGTATCATTCCCCATGGCTATCTCTACTTCTTCTTTAGTAAACATAATATTCCTTAATGAGATTTCAGACTAATGCCATATGCCTTAACAACGGAATTAGCATCAAAGAACTGAACATTTCTATTGCCTGTAATGCTCCATATCTGGCCAGCACCAAAGCTATACGTTGCTTCAGGGGGAACAATATAAGTTTCTGTTAAAGTTATAAAACTATTAACACCATGATTCCCTCCGCCATAAGCACTATAGGAAACAGGGCTTTGACCATAAGTACCATTCACGTAATTCCTACCAACAACACTCATAGTGCTTGTCCCACCAGAAGTATCAGAAGTTAGCTGGAAGTTGAACTGCCATGCCCAATTGACAACAACAAGCATATTATAGACAGTGGAGGGGTTATAAACAACAACATCTAAGCTAGTAAAAGCATAGCCGTAAGAACCGCCACCAGGAGCAATAAGAGCACCACCTAAATCTTGAGAAGCGCTACGGCTATAAGGTACTCCTAGTTTATAGCGAGCAGGGTCATCGACATACATCGCCCCATCGATAGTCGTGTATATATTGCTAGTATTTACACCCTCTTCATTCTGTCTAAAACAAGTCATCCTTATTATCCTTAACTAAAAAGTGCTCTCCAGGTATTAGGCCCAACTTTACCGTCAGGATCTAAACCTTTAGATTTCTGGAAAGCTATAACCGCAGCCTTCGTTAACTTACCAAAATCTCCGTCAGCTTTCACGCCAAGTTTAGCCTGGACAGATTTAACAGCAGCAACATTAGAACTACCTTGAACAATCAAACCAGGATATTGAGGAACTTGTTTAGGAGCAGGAGCAACATTAGTTTTAAACAACGCATTCCAAGTAAGTTTTCCTACTTTACCATCAACATCAAGACCAGCATCTTTCTGAAAAGCTTTAACAGCCGAAAGAGTTTCGTCACCAAAACCACCATCAGCACCATACTTAGGCAGAGCATAACCACGAGCAATCAATTGAGCTTGTGCTTGGCGCACAAAGTTTCCTTTAGTCCCTTGCATCAAAAGCATAGGATATACAGGAACATTGCTTACAGGAGCTTGTGGTACTTGTGGGACACTAACAGGAGTAGGCGATGTAGGAGTACCAGTAATATAACCTTGAGCCATAGCATAAATAACTTTAAGTTGAGCTTTAAGATTTTTACCACAACAAGCAGTCGCATACGGAGCATCACTATGAGCCTTATAATCAAACACTGGGGTCAACCAGCCATTAGAAACATACTCATTCAATACTTCAGCAAGAGCTTCTAAAGCTTTATCACTAAGTTGCACATCCCAATCATAACGACCCAAAAGGGCAATACCTACCGATACGGTATTTTTGCCAGCAGTATGAGCACCAAGAGCAGGCTTACCATTTAAATAACGACCCGTCAAAACAGTACCATTAGGATGAATTACATCATGGTAAGGAACATCAACATATTCATTATAATTAGTCACCTTGTGCATATCAGCAATAGGGTCAGAAGAAACAGGAGTTACAGTATGATGTTGAAAAGCCAGACTCACAGGAAAATGTTGCTCTTGTAGAGCTTTCTTCGGCGCAGGAGCACCCCAACCTTGTCTTGATATTCTATTCATATTAACTACCTTTCTCCGCAGATTCAAAAATCATTTTACCAGCAAAAGCCCAATAATAGGTTTTTACTTAAAAGAGAAAACCTTTAACCGTATATGTAGCTGGGCTTGGGACATACTCAACAGTTAACCACATTGAAGATATTTCTATATAATTAGCTGATGAAGCTGTAGTTATTTTAACTCCTATTTGAGAAGCGTCTATAGAAGCCTTTGTGTAGGGGTTTCCTAAGAAATCAGTATATTTAGTAAACCTAGGTATAAGAGAACTAAGACCATTTGAGGCATTCGTTTTCCATGTAGCAGAGTTCAAAGTGTATGAAGTACCAACGTCAGTTCCACCAGAAGTATTATGTTGGATAGCAACATCTAATCCAGAAGCCGTTGCCACATCATTGCGCCACCTACAGCTTATAGTTGCAAGTGTTACGGCATCACCTGCTCCTATAGGGGTAGGTGAAATAGTGTACATATCTACATCATTAACTGTAGTTGAACCTATGTAAGTAGTTCCATCGTCTGGCGGGTTTTCATCAACTTGGTTATAGTTACTAGAACTACCGGCTGTACGTCCAGCACCAGTAGTCCATTGGTTAGAAGAACCAGCTCCAGTAGGAAAAGCTATAATAATACTTCCAGGGCCAGGGTAGCCATTTTGAGCCGATCCAGCATCATCATTGACAGCTAAATCATCAAAGTACCAGACCCCTTGTGTTTGAGCCTCAGCATTAAGATTTCCTCCAAGATAGATAGCCCCAGGGTTTCCTGAAATGCTTCGTGTAGAGGATGTGGCGAAAGCAGCAGCACCATCAACTCTACTTTCAACGATATGGCTACCGGCAGCGGCAGAAGTGTCAATTTTTATTTCAATGCAATACCATGTGCTCGTGCTAAGGGTAGTAGTACCTGCAATTTGGCCATCTTCATCATATAGTTTTAAAACGCCAGCATTATCTATAGTTAAATATACATAAGGGGTTGTAGGGCCGAAAAAAGTTTTAATAGCGATAATGCGATTCTCGGCTGTAGGTAAAGTGGTAAAATTGACATAGACTCGATACCAAGTTTTAGTAAAGCCGGCTATTTTAAAATTAGTTCCAAAATATTGCCTAGTTGCAGAAGCTAAAGAACCTATACGCCCAGAGTAATTACCTGAACGAACAACAGAAGAACTAATAGTTGGAGAGCCAACGTAGTCGTCGAACTCCATGTCGGTAGTAGTTGAGTTAATCTCCCAGCCTAAAGTAATATATCTGGCCATTAGTAGCCTTTAGCAATACCAATAATCATTGCTTTACTAAGAGTTGCATCCCATTTGAATTTAAGAACATCACGTTTGCTTGCTGTAGTAGTAGCCGTATAAGAAGGAACATCTGTACCAAATGCGTAGTCAGTCCCAAAAGTTAAAGCCTTAGAACCAGCTCCATCTTGAGTATAAGTCACGGTAAATTCTTGACCTTCTGCCATATTTGTAGGATTGCCCAATGCTCGTGTAGCCCCAATGCCGGCAGTTGCAAGCAACGTGAAATGATTACCACGAGAACCATCAATCGTTACAGTTGCGGCATCTGTTAAAACAACAGCATCTGATACCAGTGCTTGCTTTACTCGTATCTTGCCAGCACCTTTAGCATCCAGAATTAGATTAACATCAGTGTCACCACCTGTTGCGGCGATAGTTGGAGAAGTACCAGCAGCAGCATTTGCAACAGTAATCTCATTAATAGCCGAAGCGGTAGTTGTAAATATTATTTCTTCATTGCCGTTAGCATCTGCTATAAATCCACCAGAAGCAAATTTAGGAGCAGTCAAAGTCTTATTAGTCATTGTTTCTGTAGAAGAAGGAGAAGTATAGTCAGTTCCAGCAGTAGCAGCACTTATTGCAGTACCATTACCTTTCAAAACGCCAGTAATAGAAGTACTGATAGTTATAGCTGGAGTGCTTGTAGGAGTAGCTACAGTACCAGCAAAACCATTGGCAGAAACAACAGAAGCAGAAGTAACAGTACCGCCACCAGCAGGAGTTGCCCATGTCCCATCGCCACGCCAAAAAGTTGAAGACGTAGCACCAGTACCTGAGTTTAAGTTAGCAACAGGTAAATTTCCACTTACATGAGTCGATAAGCCTATCTTTCCATAGCTAGGAGCTACTCCTACTCCTCCAGAAATTAAAGCGTTACCAGTCACGACATCAGCTAGCTTACCAACAGTTGTTGTCGTCGGAGCATAAAGTAAATCTCCAACTGCATAAACACTTAACCCAGTACCACCATCAGTGGCTGCAACATCAGTTCCACCAGGGGCATAGTAGTCAGTACTTGGAGAAGCAACAGAAAGAACACCCGAAGTTGACTTCATCATTCCGGTAAGAGTAGAACGTCTTACAATTTTACCTGTAGTACCAGAAAATAAGACAGCTTCACCATCAACAGAAGTAGCAGTATTAGTCGAAGCATCACCAGCGCCCACAGCAGCAGCCCATTTGAGGCCAGTAGCAGTAGCCGAATCAGCAGTAAGAACAAAACCATTAGCACCAACAGCGAGCCTAGCCGCAGTATCAACTCCAGTACCAACAGCCAAATCGCCCTTAGCATCCCAAAAAGAATTAGCAGCAATCGCACCCTCAGCAAGAGAAGTAATAACAAAAGGAGAAGAATCAGTTCCTAACCCAGTAATCGATATGCCAGTTCCGGCAGTAATCACACAATTACACCCACTATTGCCACATTTAGAGCAGCCCCTCATTAGTCAATCCTTAGAAAAAAAATCTTAAACATGACTAAAGATTAACATATAGTTATGTTAATATGTCTTATAACTGAGGCTAAAACAGCCTCCCTAAAGCCACTTTACCTGAATTAAGGAGACTGAAGTTATGAGTATAACACACCGAACAAAACATCCACTATATTCAACTTATAAGAGCATGAAAGTCCGATGCTTTGACACGAACCATCCTTCTTATAAAAATTATGGGAATAGAGGGATTACTATTTGTGATCGTTGGCTCGGCAAAGATGGTTTTGATAATTTCGTTTCCGACATGGGTAAACGACCTGAAGGAAAAACTTTAGATCGTAAAGACAACAACGGAGATTACAGCCCTTTAAACTGTAAATGGAGCACAAATGAAGAACAACTTTCCAACAGAAGAAATCTCCCAAATAAAACTGGTTACCCTGGGGCAGTTTTAAAGCAAGGGAAATTTGAAGCTAGGGCGGGTACGGGAGGTAAAATATATCTTGGAAGATTTGTCCAACCCTATGAAGCTTCTTTAGCCTATCTTGTTGCCAAAGTCTTTATCTGAGTCTCCAGCCTTTTCACATAACCCTAAAGCAACGCGACATTCTTCCAATTCTCTTTGAAGTCTTTGAATCTGACCTTCATGTTTATTCAACCGACCGATAAGCCCGCCAAACTTCCCATTAATGCCATTAAAAACACTCATTAAAGATCTTTCATCCATCTCTGCTCCTAGACGCTACTAACACGAGAGTCTGCACCCTCGCCAACATTGATATTAAGACTCAATCGAATATCTTCATCACCAGAGTTCCAAGAACCCTCAACGGAAGAAATATAAAGCTCACGAGGATCAGGCTCACAATAGCCACTGAAATTAGTACGGATTAAAGAGCCAGGAATAAGCTCATTAATATCCACATCAAAACTAGGAGATAATGAAGAATTAGAAGCTTCCATCGTCGGGCCAGGACTATTCATCTCATTAAGACGAGTAGTAGCAAAAGTAGCAGCATCCGTATTATTTCCAGCATTAGCATCAATCACAGCTTCCACCAAGATAGGAATACCAAATCTAGTAGTATCTATTCCCCCAGCAACAGCATATGCAGTAGAACTAGTACGAGCAAAAACTTTAGTAGCATAATTGTCAGCATCCCAATTCAAAGGGGGAACTTCAGAAATATCATCATCAGTAATAGTTGCCCGGACATGAGTAGTTAACCCGATACGAAAATCTTGCAGAACACAAGTCCAATAAGAAATACCTCGAATAACATCTGTGACATTATCAAGTGCGCGAGAAGCATCCTCTACAGCAAAAATCTTTTCACCCGTAACAACAGGGGAATTAGCCGCAGCACGAACAACAACCCCAGCAGGATTATTCAAACTATATCCATAATTAGCAATTTGTTGAGCAATAAGATTCACATCTTGAGACAAATAGCTTATAGTAGGCATACGACGTTTAGATAGCCACCAAGAAGAATCTTTAGCAACCAAAGTAATAGTATTACCCGCCTGTAAAGTTAAGCTAGTCAAAGTACCCTTCCACACCAATTGAGGACTGAGGCCTTCAACTTCACGCCACAAATAAAGCTCATAAGCAGGAATACCTTTAGCCAGCTCCAGATAACGGCAACACTTCTCAAAATAAGTACCAGTCACACCAAGCGTCATAGTTACAGTAGAAGTAGCACTAATCAGACGATTCCACGTACCATTTAGAACATCATCGCGATCAATAACTTCAACAAGCGCACCAGTGCCTACCACACGTATCTGGGCAGAATATAAGCCAGAACCAAGACAAGCCATTATCTAAGCTCCCTATGGTAACGGTCAATAGTGATCGTAGCATCAGGCGCAGTATGAGGAACCCCACCAGCAGTAACAAGAGCACTAGCTTCCAAAACAATAACTAGACCATCACAAGAAATATCTGGCCAAGTCAACGGGCTACCATCAGGAGTTTCCACCCAACTACGTCCACTCTGTTTCACATTATTGCAAGTCACCCAGATTTCCTGAGTAACACCATCTATCTCTATAACTGAATTAGCGGGCAATGGGCCAGGAACAACAATATCGATACATGGATCTTCACAACGGTAATCGTTAGGATCTATAGAACCAGTCTGTTTACTCCAACCTTTAATACGGAAGTTACGCATATCATAACTACCAGTAAAAATAGAAATATCTAAAGTAGATTCACCAACACGAGGGTCAGCATTGATTGCAAACGATTGGCGTTTAACCGCCCAAGGCTCACAATAACAAGTAGAAAACTCAACTTTAGGAATGCTAATAGCTAAAGGCAAGCAAGGGTTCTCACAGGCAGTACTAAGAGCAGGACATGGATCTTCACAAATATTACAAATCTCTTCGCCACTAACAATGACTAAATCAGTAGTAATATTTTCTGGACACATCTCGTAAGTCCAAGGCTTCTCAGCAGCAAAAACAACATCGCAAACAATACCGTAACAAGAAGGTATCTCATCTTCCAGCCAGTTAAGACTAGAAAGAGAAACACCTACAAGTCCGCGCATAGAGTGAACATCGCTATCGCAACTACTAGGGTTATAGCATTCATGCCATTCTAAAGTAGGTAGCGAACATGGGTCAGAGCTTGAATTGCAAATGAACTGGTTTAAAAAATAGGTTTTAGCGAACTCTATAGCACAAGGATCATCGACAAAAAGGACAAATTGTGCAGCTATTTCTTTGCGTTGCAGTTTAGCCCGCTTGGTACGACCACCAGTAGTGGTATCAACGGCTTCCCTTAAATAAGGCTGGGATTCTTTCCACGACCTAATCATCGCACCCAGATAATGGCCACTTCGAGGGTCAGTAGATTCATACCAAGGGGCAGGATCAGAAATCGGAGAAACAAAAGCGCCACCAGCAGGTAATTCTTCTTCAGAAGGAGTCACACAACAGTTACAACTATTCATAGTGGAAACAGGATTATAGATAGGATCAGCAATAGCATGGCCAACAGTTTTAGCGTAAGCCAAAGTACGACAGCCATCCACAATATTGCAGCAACCATAATCTAAATATTGATTAGGCATTAAAGACCCCTTAACGTAGATAAAATTTGGCTAGCAGCAATATGCCCTCTTAAAGCAGGATCTTTAGCCCCACTCTCAACCTTTACAACAATCTCACCAACAGTTGTATTATTGTTATTACTGTTACTAGTTCCACCAGAAATATTCAAAGCATTAGCAATAGCTTCTTGACCTTGCTGGCCAAGAGAACCGTTACGTGCAGCATAAGATATAAGTTTAGCCATACGTTCAGGCTGACTTAAAGGCAACACGATCTCACTTTGTCCACGCTCACCAATATTGGCGATAATACCATTAGTAGTACCTTTAACAAATCCACCAGAATGTAAAGCAACGTGACCATGGTTATAATGACCAGCCAACACATTCAAAGGATATTGGGAACGCTTACCATTTTTAATACCATAACCCAAAGGAGTATGAATAAGTTCGGCAAGATAAGGAGCATACTGAGTCCACCATTTAGCCATCTGCAACATTTGAGGGGCAGTACCAACGAAGTCAACAGCGCGAGCAACAGAATGTAAAGAACTATTACCACTCGCTGTAATCGCCCCAGGACGCACCGTAGAGGAAACACCAAATGGAAGTCCAGAACCATTCATTGCTTGAATAAGAGTTTTATAACTACCAGGCTTACCTTTAGCAGCAAGCAAAGAATCAACAACAGCACCAGAAGCAATAACGCCAGTAACACCAGAACCAGCAAACAAAGCAGCAGTAGCTTTCTGAACGTATTGAATAGAAGCTTCCGCGAATCTAGTAACTACAGCATCGGCCATATTGCGAATAATCACACCACTTGAATATTGTCTCAAATAGTTATCTTTAGCAGCATTAATAGCCGCAACTTCTTTAACACCAGTATAAGAAGAAGCCTCCTCGCCATCTTTACCAAGACCATCGCCAATTAAGCCTTTGCGTAGCATTTCAAAGCGACCCTTACCGAGTTTCATCATTGTACTTTCAGGAAGGACACCCTCGCCTTTTTTACCCACAATCAATTGTTCACCAGCAGTGAAACGACCGCTATGAGTATCACTCTTTTCTCCGATAATACCACCAGTATGAAACTTAGGAATCTGAGGGAAAACATTATCACCAAGGCCCAAAGCCTTACTCATAGTATTTAGGCTAGCAAGATAAGTATTAAGAGGAACAGAAGTAGTTCTAAACGGATCTAAAATAGCATTAGGAAGATTCTTTAGACCAGCAGTAAATGAAGTGGTTAAAGCGTTAGCGAACTCTGTACCCATACTAGTGAACGCGCTATTAATAACAACTTTAGTCGTCGCAATAGTCTGAGTAAATCCGATAGAAGCACCCTCGCCAAGAGAAGTACCGATTTTAATACCTGTACCAATATACGCAAAAGGGTCATCTACTAGAGCTTTATTAACAGACGCAGGCAAAGCTTGCACCGATGTAGTTATATTGTCAATTTGTGGCTGAATAGCCTCATCTATCTTCGCATTAGTAAAAGTAGTATTAATCGAAGTAGCAGTAGCAGCAGCTTGAGTATTTAGACTAGTGAAAACTGTTTTCTGGGCAGTATCAATAAATGCTTGTAAACGGGTTTGCTCTTCAAGAACACCAGCATATAGCGGGTTGTCTTTAATCGCAGCTTCAACATCAATACCCTTTTCCCCATGCTGTTTAAGAACTTTATTTTTCTTATATAACTCTTGACGTTTAGCTTCAATTTGAGTATCAATCTCAGAAAGACGAGTTGCAGCCGCATCAATAGTAGCCTGATCCGGTTCTTTAATATTAAATGTTGGAGCACCAAGTTCACCAGGATTAAACCCATTAATTTTCTCAAAATTAGTCTGAACAATACCTGTAACATCTTTAGTATATTTACCATAGACCTCTTCAGCAGAAGCAAGAGAAGCACGAATATCACCAGCAAGCTTAGGATTCTTAGCAAGATCTTTAGCCAATTGTCCACCAGCAGCAGGGCCAAGAGCAGCAATTTTCTCAGCAAGATCAGGAAATTCAGTTTTCAGCTTATTAATATTCTCACCAAAGGATTTAACGCCATCGACATAAGCCTTCAGGTTATCCTTCAAAGTTTGAGCACTAATACCACCGATCTCAAATTTGAAATCAGCTTTAAACGCATCACTAATAGCAGGTAAAGCCTTACCAATTTCCTCACCAGTTTTACGAATCTCATCAACAAGATCACTCTTAAAGCTAGCGATTTTCTTAGCGAACTCTTTAGCCCCAGCTTCATCAAGTCCAAGCTTTCCAGCAATAGTGTCAATAAGAGCGCCAACGCCAGTAGGATTATTTTGAATCTCATTATAAACCTGAGCATAAAGGGCTTTGAAACCTTTAGAGCCAAGACCAGCCTGGACAGAATCAAACGAAAGTTCACCTATCCCAGTTCCAACATTTTGTACAGCAGTAGCCAATTCTTGCAAAGCTGTAGCAGCTTCATTGGCCGCATCAGGAGAGCTAGTCATAGCTTTATTCAGAATATCTTGAGCTTGAGCACCTTGAATACTTCCGTTAGCTACACCACGCAATTGCTCTCTTAGGCTCTTCGCCGCAATAGCATTCTCAGCAATAGTTTTACTTACCTTCTCGTAAGCTCCAGCAACATCGCCACTCTTCTTAAATTCTTCTTTAACACCCTTAACAAATGAGGCAGAAGTTTTATTACCTGCATCCTCAGAAGCTTTAATATTGTCATCCAAGATTGCGGTAAATGAATCTTTATATTGTTGGCGTAACTTCTTTAAGTTTTTAGCAGCATTTTCAGGATTGACAGCAGTAGAACTTAGATTTCTGTTTTCACGAACAACTTGGCCTGCAAGATTAAGATCGGAAATAACTTTATTAAATTCTTTATCGCTACCAACAACGACGCTTTTAATTAGACTTTCGTCACCTTCAACAATTTTACGAGCACGATCCAAACGAGCAATATTTTCGTCAAGAGTTTTAGAGAACTTAGTTTGCTTATTACCACCATCAAGAACGCCAGAAGAAACAGAAACACTCTGATCAAATTCACCATTAGCTTCCTGGAATTTCTTCAAAAATTCGAGAGAAGTCTTAGCGCTAAATTGTGTTTTCTTATAACCCTCATCAAGACGCTTGAAAGCTTTAGCGCCTTCTTCAGTATCTTTAATAACATTTTCTAGAAGATTTACTTCAGCAAGAGTACCCGACTGTGCGCTAGTATCAAAACGCAATTTCTCGCCAATAAGTTCAGCATCACGAGCAATATTGGCCGTAACCTTTTTAGCTTCAGCAGCTTTATTAACAAAGAAAGTGATACCGCCCACAAGAGCAGCAATAGCAAGTTCAATACCAAAAGATTTGACAGAACTAAGGGCACTACTAGCAAAACTTTTTACACTACTAGCAGCATTAGAAATACCTTCTCCAGCAGCAGCAAAACTACCTTTAACTTTTTGACCAAAAGTAGCACCAGTCGTAGCAAATTGATCGGTTTTCGCAGTAAGTTTGTCTGTCTCGGCTTGCAACCTCGTATATTGAGGAAGTACCCCATTAAAGAAGCTACCTGGCCCATTATAAACTTTATAGCCTTTAGCTCCAAGATTTTCTATCTTACCAGTGAGCTTTTCTGTTTCTCTCCTAAATTGCTCAACTCCATTCTTGTTAAAAGCAGTTATTAAAGAAGTCCCAGCAGTTTTAGCCCCAGATTTAACTTTCTCAATACCATTATTAATATCAGTGAAAGGTTTTTTGAAATCAAGTTTGTCAGCAGCTTTACCAAACAAATTCTTAGTTAACCCGCCAGATGAACCTAGAAGTTTAAGACCTACAGCCATCGCAAGAAGCTGAGGAGGAATAGCTCCTATAGCTTTAGAAGTAAGTTCTATTAAAGGCAAGAAAGGCTTCAGAATGGTCAATGTAGTACTAAGACCAACATTAAACACTGGCAATATCTTTACGCCAGTTTCAAATGCAGTTAAGAAAGCTTCCCCACCACCATCAGCAGTAAACTCAGCAACAGTATCGACAACAGGAGCAAGAGCAGCACCGAAAGCATTAAGCGCAGGAACAGCCAACTTACCAAATACAGGAACAAATTTAGCCCCAGCATTAATAAGCTCAGTAATCCCCGAAGTAGCACCAGAAGTCAAAGATTGATTTTTAAAATCATCAGCAGCTTTACGATAATTAGAAGCAAGATTATTGAGAGTAGGGTCAGAAGCAGCACGAGCCACTTGTTGGAAACGGTCACGAAGAGTTTCCTGAGAACCAGCAAGAGTCAAAGATTGGCTATAAAGAGCATTAGCAGCACCAGGGAACTTCTCCATCCCTTTAAGTAATGCAGTAACAGCCTCATCAGCTTTAATACCACCAGCAGTAACGGCCTTCAAAGCCTTACCAGTATTACCACCAAATCGTTCTATATTGTCCGCAATAGCTTTAATAGGGTTAAAACCAGGGAAAGCGGTAAATATGGTACGAAGTTCTCTTTGGGTAACTTTACCTTGACCTTTAATTTTAGCTAAGGCAATAGTCACACGCTCAATAGCGGAACTAGTAACACCCAACTGAGCACCAGCACCAGAAATATCCTGCAAAGAATTAATAAGTTCAGTCGGTTTAAAACCCGCACCCAAAAGAGTACGAGACGACTTTAAAAGACCTTCAAGATCAAAAGGTGTAACCGCAGCAAAATCCTGCAACTCACCAAACAGCTTAGAAACAACAGAAGCATTACCAACAAAACCCTTGAAAACTCTCTCAACGCTCTGAACCTGTTTAGAGGACTCTAAACCAAACTTGATAAAACTCTTAGTAGCTTGAATAACACCAGTCGAGAAAGCCGTGAGAGCCACCTGGCCGACACTGACAGAGCCAAGGAAACTAAATACGCTACTCTTACCTTCAGTCGCAGCACGACCCACCAAAGTAAGATCACGAGCAAGATTACGAGTAGATTTAGCAGCAGCCTCAGTCCCAGCAATAGCACCAGGAGAAACAATACTATTAACAACATTGCCCTTTACCGCATTGCCAGGAACACTAGCAGCAACAGGAACACGAATAGTGCCAATATCATTCTGGATTTGTCGTCTAACACGACTAATCTCAGCATTAGAAAGACGTTGAAGTTGAAGCTCAACCTTAACACCACCAGTGCCACTAAGAGCACGACCTAATTCTTTCTTAAACTCAGCCGCAGCAGTTTTAGTAAAAGTCGGCTCAACCTTGATACCAACAGTACCTAAAGCCCTAGAAATCTCTTTCTTAATATTATTAACATCAGTTTTAGTAACATCAGGTTTAACTTTGACATCAACAGTGCCAAGACCCTTGTCAATAGTATTCTTGACTTTAGTAATGTCCGATTTGTCTACAGTGACTTGGACTTCAACTTTTGCATTCTTACTAGTTTTAGTCAGAATCTTATTTAAATCAATCGCAAAATCTGAACCATCAGGGTTTATTGGAATACCTATAGAACCTGGTTCGTTAACTGACATATCAGAAAGTATAGCCTTAAACGGGCAAAAATCACATGATAACGACTAGTCGAACGTATCGCCCAAAAGCTGACCAGTTTGAGTACTATTCTCTTTCATAGCAACATATTCAGGCGACCAAATAATATCATCAAGAGACTTCGCGGAGCTGCCAGCATTCTTCTCCAAGAAATCATCAATACGTTTAATGCTCAGATTGAACTCATCATCATTTTCAGTATTAAATAAAGTTACATAGGCAGTACGAATCTTCTCATCTACGTTTTCTAAGATGAAACTTTCTAGCCCAGAAAAATAAGCACGATCAGAGAGCGTATCGGGGTCGCCCCCATTGCTTACAATATGACCCTCGTAACGACTTCTAAATTCGTAATTGTCGAGGAAGCTTAGAGCTACTTGGAATCCTCTGATTCTTTTCCCGTTTTAACTTCGAAGAACTTATCTTGGACTTTAGTCATAATGGTACGGAAAACAATAACTCCCGCATCTCCACCAGCCCATTCATCAAATTCATCCCAAAGAGATTTATCTTCGTCATTAGTGAGAGCTTTAAGAGCATTTTTTATAGCTGTCTTTTCGCCCTCTTCGTCATCTGAATCGCCAGGTGTACCATTAAGTGCATCTAGGTACATTTTGACTTCATCATCGTTAGCATCAACACGAAGATGAATTTGCTTTTTGTCCTCTTTTGTACCAAAAGGGATAACGATTTGACTTTTACGTCTCGCGTCTAAAATTTCATTAAGATTAATTGCTAGATTTGCCATAGTAGTTTTCTTTCTGCTCCGCTAAATTGGGTTAACAAAAACAGTGTACTACAAATATTTAGGGACATACCAGTATATACAACTACTTGAAATTGTTAAACTTATACCCATATTTACGAGCAACATTCTTAGCAGCATCCTCCATAATATGAAGACCCCTATAACCTTTAACCCTCTTCACAAAAATAACACTCTCATCTTTAGGATTATTAGAACGACCTGAATTAGCTTTACCTTTACGAGATTTAAGGCTACCTGACTTCTGGCGACGATAATTAACACTAGTCAAGTTGGCAACAGGAATAACCATAAATGTTTTCTTAGCAACAATGGGAGCTTTACCCGCAGCCTCCCCGATACCTTTCTCAAGATCACGAGCATAATAACGCCCATTAGCAGCACGGACATTATTAACTACAGCAAGATCACCATCAGAAGTAGTATCAGCCTTAAGCGCACGAATATAAGCCCCAGTAGAGCCCTTACGTTTAGAAATACGTTGACGAGCTAAACGGCTAGCCTCAGCAATAACAAGATCAGCTACAACCTTAAACTCGCGATAAGCTTTAGAACGCTTATCAACCTTACCGTTAAGAAGTCTTTTTACCTGGTTGTCCAGCGACCTTTTGTTGACCTGAACTTTGGCTTGTCGATTCGGCATCAGCAACCTCCACATCAGGAGCTTTTTCTACACCAATTTTAACAGCATAGCCTTGAGCCACAAGATGACCACCTGGATCTTCAACTTCGTCGCCAACGTTACCAGCACGACCGCCACCAACACTAACACGAGACAAAAGTCTCACAAGTTGAACATTCTCTTTTTTCTCTTCACCCATTTTGGATTTCCTTTATTATGCTTCTATACGCCATTGAGACGCATAACTTTGACAACCATCTTCACGCCCTATAGGATCAAATCCATCAGGAGCGATACTCATACTACACTCTTTTCGCTTCTTTTCCCACCATACTATCAAAGCTATATAAACAGCATTCAGAGTATTATAGGAATCAGCAGAAAACTCGGTAGATTCATCAGCAGTTTCAGGATTTTTAGGACAAATAGAAACAATCACTTCAAAATCAAAGTAATGGTGTAAGAAATTCTCTTCAAAACTATTCCGAATAGTACCAGTAATAGCAACAGAAAGACCACTCTCGCAAGTCTTAGGGACATCATCCCCAAACCAAACAAAAGCACAATGAGGTAAACCGCATTTGTCTAACTGTCCAACTATTTCGTTTTTAACCTCATCAAGAGTTTTCTTGAGATCGGTATGTTTCATAAGTCTTAAGCTTGACTAGGAATAGCCACACCAGTACAAGAAACAGTAGGAAGAGTGAAACCGCTAGGGAGAGCTTCCCAAATTTCACCATCACCAGAAACAACCATACCAGTACCACCATGGAAATCATTATATGGCCCATTTAAATAAGTACCATTATCACCATAACCATCAGCAGCAAAACTAAAGTTAGTAGTATCTTCAGCAGCAAAAGTAGTGTCACCAATTCTAGTCTCAGTAATAAGAGGAAGAATCACACGAATATTAGCAACAGTAGAATCATCACAAATACCATTAGTTTGACGAACAGGTGTAAACACTTCTAAAGCGAACTTTGAAGTAGCAGCATTAGTACAAAGGTTAGCAGATTGACCAGAACTCAAAGGACGACCAACAGCATAAGTATCAGCACCATCAACATAAGCAGTCCAGTTAAAGATAGAAGCAAAAGCAACAGTACAGAAATCACAGAACTTACCAGCAAGAGCAAGAGACTTGTCATAACCAGGAGTCTTAATAGGAGCACAATCAATACCGTTAAGTTTCTTATTAGAAATCTCAGTACCTTCAACACGGTTAACTGTCCAGCTTAATTCCAAAGGAGCATCAAGAACATAACCCTTAGCGCCTACAAGGAAAGTACAGTCAGCTTGTCTCGGAGTAATTCTTATACGACATACACCGATGATCGTTTTCGCATCTAGTAGACCTGCCATGATAAACCTCTTTCAAAAGTTTGTTAGCTGCTCCACCAGTTATTTATTTAACCTAATATTAGAGAATCTTTCAATTCAATACAAGTATAATCAACCTAAATCACCCGAGAATAGGACTGACGGTATTTACGAGGATTAATTGCTCTAGCAGGACGTGTAGCACCACTCGGATTTATAGATTTAATACAAGCATCAAGAGGGGCATACCCAGTTTGTCCGTTACGTACATAAGTCTGAGGATCAAGAATAACAGCTTCCTCTTTAACAGTGATGCGTTGAGGCAAAGCACAAGGCTGATTCAACTTTCGCTTAGCAAGCTCACAAGCGTAATCTAACGTATGCTCAACAAGATCAATAGGAGGAGCAATACCATGCTTATATTCAACACTCGTGATATTTACAGTATCAGATACATCCTGGCATGTAGGCCAAACATCATCTTTAAGAATTAGATATTTTTGATCTTTAATATAATAATCATCAGAAGTTAAAGTTACACCCCTGAGTTTTACTTCTGTTATAGAGCAAGCAGGATAATACGGTAATTTGATTTGATTAGCTTTACTCGTGCAACAATTTGAAAGAAGTTGATGCGGAGTAACATTAAGAATAGACGGATAATATTCGTCAGTCCAAATACTCCCATGAGGCCCACAACCTTCAGATCGCTTTAAAGGAAGAATGGTAGTTTCACACTCTCCAGTATAACGACTTTGGGTTAGACGGAAAGCAGTAGCAGTAGCAACGGCGATCATGCGAGCAAAAAGTTCTTGATTGTCGCCTGCTTGAGCTAGTTCTAAGCACTTACCCGCCATATCATCAATAGTTGCCCATGGAGTACAAGGGACATCAGGAGAACAAGGCATAGCTCTATATTAACATATAAAAGCTAAAATCAAGTTCTAAGCTCTTTTAACAGCTTTTGCTTTTGAGGTTTTAGTTTTAACTTCCGCTTTATCTATCTCTGCTTCTCTATCAGGTGCAGGTGTAGGGTCAACATCAGCTTGTGCATCAACTTGAGTTTGAATATTTTGCAATAATGGAGCAACTGCCTCATAGGGTGCTTTAACTAACGCACTTGCAATAGCTCGTATTTCTAATTCAGTAAGACTTAAAGTAAATATTTTATCCAATTTCTGCTCCTTTTAGGTTTGAAATAAAAGTATAACACAAACTATTTGAAATTAAGAGTTTTAGAAAAAAGGGAACCAATTACCTGTATTGGTAGACACTAAAGGAACATCTATAAGCACAAGTAGCACCGAAGCTGTTACACGCGATGTGGTCCAAGTAAATGTTGTTGATTGAGAACCAGTAGATAATAAGGGTTTTGCAGCAACTTTAAGACCTGCCGAAACCCCTTGAACTGTTGTGTAATCCTCTTGAAATCCGTTAGTTGGCGTGCCAATACTTGCACCCATACCACCATTACCTGTTATTGCACCTATAGCAATTGCAGGGGAAGCGGTATTCGTTACCCCGGAACCAGTCGTTGCCGAAGTTCCAGAAGCTGTACCATTTGTATCAGTAACATCTAAAGTTGGAGTTCCAGTGAATCCAGCAATTTCATAAGCATGTTCTTGCACACCACGAGTTGTCACCCATGATATAGGAATTGTTGTTTCTCCACCTGTAGCGATTTTCCACCAAACGTAAAGATAAGATGAAGTACCTTGTACTTTAAAAACAGCTTGAGTATATCCACTAGGAGGGGTAATTGTTGAAGGGTCTGAGACAGATTCCCACATAGCAACTAGAGCATTACCAGCAACTGCTGGATTACTTAAAGTAGCGGTGATAGATGTACCTGTTACAACACCTGGGTTAGCCGCTTGTTTTATGTAAAGCTGTGTTGGTAGAGTTGTGTTAATAATATTTGTTGTATTAGAAACAAGTATTGAGTTTGCACCAGCGTAATATTTGTAAGGAATAGTAGATGTTAAGTCTTGTATCACTTGATAATCCATTACAGGAGGAGCGCCAACTAAAGTGACTGTTGCTGTTGTACCTGGAGTAGCACCATTTACGGCTATACGTCCGTCCCCTGCTCGAGCAAAAGCACCATTAATTGTTACTGTTGCAGCATTAGTAGAAGATTCTGTGAAAGTGTTTGCACCAAAAGTTTTAGTTGTAAAATCAACATCGAGAACAATACCAGTACCGTCATCGAGTACATTGTTCCTGATCTGTGCCCGATAAAAGTTACCGACTGCATTATATAGACCTGACCCACCACCGCTTGCACCATTATTGACTGAACCAATCTCTAGCGGAGACGTACTATCTTTTATATTAGTCATAGCATTTGTCAGATCAGTACCTAATTGTGTCCAACTTGAAGGCATAC